CCTCTTTCAAGGGTCCCTCTGACTCGAGTCGGCGCATTCCGCGCTCTCCAAGAGAAAGACGTTAGAGTTGGTTTACGGCAGAGATCGACTTAGTACCATCTCCCACGGCCAAGGTAAGATTTGGCAAACTTACCCGACTGTGGGGCCTGTTACTATAGTCAATCTTCCGTCGTCCACGTCCCGATGTATTGACATATCTGGAAACTTTCCAAATGCCAACCCACTGGACATAACGCACCGTAAGTGGGGGAAGGTCGGTACCTTCTCCCGTTACTCACCCACCGCTGTCTATAGTTTCGAGAACTATCCGTTCACGAACCAGGGCATCGGCGGTAGTCATGGTGCGAATCCTACTCTTCCTACCGTAACTGCAGCGCTCACTGAAACAATGGCGCGGACGAATCCCTCAAGACCTGAGGTATCCATTCCGCAACTGTTGGTTGAGCTCCGGGATATACCCGGCATGCTGCACTTGAAAGGGGTCACACACAGTCAGAAGAAATCCAGCAGCTCTGCTGCTGAATACAACTTCGGCTGGGGTGCCCTCATTCAGGACCTCCTCAAGCTTGCTGACTTTACCGGTCAAGTTGACAGGCGACTTGCAGAGCTGGAAGCTCTGCATAGCAAGAGAGGTTTACGCCGCCGCTATACCGTCTTTAACGAGACGTATAGGGGTTCCAGTCCCACGACCTTCCAATCCGCTTACAGCGTCTCAATCGGCGGTTCCGTCGATTGGGTAACGCAGTGGCGTCGTTGGGGGTCGGTGCAATGGATACCTTCTGTCCCCTTCAAAGGGACACAGGGCGATCTAAAGCAACTTGCACGACAAATCGTGCATGGGTGGGATTTCTCAGCTCAAGGCATGACTGCCTCGCTTTGGAATCTCCTTCCCTGGAGCTGGTTTAGCGATTACTTCTTCAACCTCGGTGACTATTTGGATAGTCAGCGGAATGGAGTAGGAGCAATCGCCCAAATCGGCTGCGTGATGACGTATGCTGGTACGCACTATTCCCAAAGGGTAACAGTGTCGTCTCCGGCTAACGTCAGAGCCAGCCCGGGCTACTATGTCTATGAGCAGAAGCTCAGGGCATTAGGTACGGCGGGTCTTTCCGCAACGGTGCCCTTCCTGTCGGGAGGGCAATTGGTGACATTGTCGTCGATTGCCCAATCTCTAGGACAGAGATAAGGCGTCATGACAATGGAGTCTGTCTTATGGCTTTCGGAGCCACTCTTACTGTGACCGTGAACGCGGTTGCAAAGGTGCTTAACCGCATCAACTCGGACAATTATGGTAGCGAATACTACCTGCGTTCGGCCACCGACGAGTACCGGATGAAGATCCGACACTCGAAGGAAGCCCCGCAGGCTGATGGTCGCCGGTTCGATCGTCACAACATCGAACTGACCCATCGGGTCTTCGCTACTTCGTCTGCGCCTGAGTGGACGCGTATCGCATCGTCGACCTTCAGGGTCTACGATACGGACGATCTCACTCCGGCCGGCTACTTGACGGGCGCCTTCATCGACTATGTCGATGGCGGCACCGTCCAGGCCGATCTTCTGACTTGGCAGAACTAGGCTAACAGCCTAGTTTATGCCGTCAGAGAGCACCGACCTGGGTTCCAAATAGCCCAGGCGTCCGAGTCCCGAAAAGCCCTAGGGACATAACAACTTAGGAGTTGTTTTTGTCTAAAGGCCTAGTAGACCGACTCTTAGGACTCTGCAAGGCAGTCTTAGAAGACTGTTCTTGTGAACATCCCACACTCCGTCATGGATTTGAGCGTGATTTTTCACGTCTCGAGTCCCTCTGTGCGCACTCGGGGGAGAAGGTCTTTACCTTACTCCTCCCTGATCTGGACAAGATATTGACTTCTTGTCTCGAGACAGGCGTTCTCGTCACCCATGGTGAGCCTTTGACAAGGCCCATTAATGGGAGATCCAGCATCCCTAGACTCTTCCAGGGACTATGGAAACGCATTGTGCATACCGATGGAAGCTTGAGGCAG